GTTTAGCAGACTCCTACAGCTCCACAGAGTATGATAATTTTGACGACGCTGTATCTGACTTACAAAGTTTTAGAGACCTTTCTGATACGGTTCTCGATCGATTAGCAGACGACGGGGACTTATTGAGGATCCGTGAGGAGTTGATAGATTTATCGACGGCAGTTTCGGAAGATTTAATCACACGTGGTGCAAATTTACCGCCGCTCGTATTGCTTACAAGTTATGATCAACAACCGATTTTAGTGACTGGTTACAATTTGTATTCAGATAATTCAGAATTCCAAAGTATTATTGACAGAAACACTGTTCGTAATCCAAATTTTCCTAAATTAGACCTGTTAGTCATCCGATGATTTTAGAAATAAACAATAAGAAATACAATGGTTGGGAAAAATCTACACTGTTTAGATCAGTGCAGACCCTTTCTGATCGATGCTTATTTGAGACTTCTAATTTGGGAGGCTTATTTTTGAAGACTAAAGCGGGCGATTCCGCCCGCGTGTTCCTACAAGACAAATTAGTATTCACAGGATTTGTATTTCAAAAATATGTTGATTTAAAAGGTAAACTAATTTTGGACGTTCGTGATAATTCTGCTAAATTAGTGAAACTCACTTTGCAGCCTGGCGGATCCGAATTCTTTGGGATCAATACACGCGATCTACTTTCTGAGATTACCGGCCTGACGGTCTCAGGAGAGGCAGGGGAGACCATGCGACACGTTAGATTAAATATGGATATGCCTATCGTTTCCATTTTGCAAAACTTTGCAGACCGTGCGGGGCTCATAGCTCGTGCAGATACAACGGGCGGTATTAATCTATCGAAAGTCAACAGAACTAGCAGCAACTTAATTTTAAAAGAAGGGCTCAGTATCTTTACCGCAAACCATTCTGACGAATGGCAACCAACGGCCACCGACCAAAAAAGCTTTTCTTCAAATGATTTTAGTGCTGCTACTATTTTAAGCGGAACAGGTGAAACCGTGATAAACATTGACGGAGGATCTTTGACAACCGGGGAAACTCAAAACATGGGAGTAACCAGACTTGGACGCCTCAATCTATTAAATGTTGTATCCATTTCTATTGATCCGTATAAATTTTACGAGACTGGCAACATTGTAAACATAGATATTTCAAGTTTAGGATTGAAAGAGCCTAGAATAATCAATTCTATAGAGATCAAACGAAATGGGGACGAATTTTCACAAATTTTAAATCTAGTTCCTACCACATCATATGCTTAGAATACTACAGTCAAAAATCAATGGCATGCTCGGGCGTGGTATAGCCAAATTGCTCGAATCTTCGGGCACGTGGCAGATTACCCTTGCAGGTGGTGAAACGCTCTCACGGGTCGCACACCCTCAAAATTTTGGGTATACTTCAAAGGCGCCGAACGGGGGAAACGTATTTGCAAATTTTCAATCTGGTTTACGTGATAACGGTTGGGCCGTAGTGATCGAAGAAGGATCAGGCCGTCCAGGTATCGAACAGGGAGAAACCGCTCTTCATAATGAGGAGGGAGTCCAAATTATACTTAAAAAAGGCGGGGTAGTCGAAATTAGGAATTCTCAAGTTGAGATCTTTGACGGTGACTGTATTATCCACAATGGCGACATAAATGTAAACAACGGGTCTATCAATGTATTGAATGGAGCGGGCGGAATGAATGTCGTAGGAGGTGGCGACGTCTCAGACGGAAAAGGAACCGCCGAAACTATGCAGGCACTTAGAGACGTTTTCAATTCACACACACATAACGGAGGATCAACGCCAGATCAAAATCAATAATGGATATCTCATTTTTACCACGAGAAGAAAACGACGTAACCCCGTTAGATATTTTAATAGCGGGTAATGATATTGTTGCGGGCGATGATATCCAGACATCTGTTTTGATGTCTCTATTTAGTGATCAAAGGGCCACACCTCAGGACAACCAGGACAACCCCCGCGGGTGGTGGGGAGACTCACTATCAGGAACCAAATCGGGAAGTCGTTTATGGACACTCAGAGGTAAAAAAATAAATAGCTTATCACTATCAAAAGCCGGATCTTATGCAAAAGCTTCTTTAGATTGGATGATTACCGACGGACTAGCAAAAGAGGTTACAGCGGAGTGCACTAGAAAAAGTCTCGACATCGTAGAATTATTTGTAACTATCACTAAACCAGACAACACCACATTGAATCAAAAGTATGATTTAACCTGGGAACGGAATTTTAAATAATATGCCTTACATAACACCAACATTAGAAACACTTAGAGCACGTATTAAAAACGACGTGGTGACACGTCTACCCAGTCTTTCCGCCGAGGTTCGGAATTCGATGCTCAATGCATTGACGACGGCGGAAAGTGGCGTGGTATTTGGCCTGTATGCATACATTGCATGGGCACTCAAGCAGCCGTTTCCAGATACAGCCGATCAAGAATTTTTGGATCGGTGGGGAGCAATCAAAGGTATCGAACGTATACCAGCAAAAAAATCCTCAGGGTTCGCAACTATAACGGGCACAATTGGAAGCACCTGCACACCGGGAAAGATTTTGAGTGCTGATGACGGCACCCTTTTTGAGGTTACAACCGGTATTACTTTATTAGCAAACTCAGGGGTTGTTTCTATTAGATCGGTAGACGGTGGAGAAATCGGAAATAAAGTATCCGAAACGACTCTCACATTTAGAACTCCAAATGCGGGAATAGATAATCAAGCGGAGGTTACAACGTCGATCACAAACGGGCAGGAGGAGGAGACAGACGTTGATTACCGTAATAGAGTCCTATCAGTATTCGCAGAGCCGCCACGCGGCGGTGCTCGTTATGATTACCCACGGTGGGCAAAAGAGGCGTCCGTGAATGTAACCCGTGCATGGATTTATACGTTTGACGATGACATAGGTATTTCTTTAGGAACAGTTCGACTTTTTTTTATGACGGATGAGGCTACTATCGACGGAATACCTGACAACTCGGATCTTGTGTTAGTTTCACAATATGTAGAATCGAAACGCCCCGTTGCGTCCGTTTTTGAACCATTGATCCCCGTTCCGGACCCTGTTGATTTTACTATTCAAATAGAGCCGAACACGGGCGAAGTTCAAGCCGCTGTGGAAGCAGAGCTTAGAGATTTATTCATAAGAGACAGCCAGCCCAATGGGACAATTTTATTGTCCAGAATGAGGGAGGCTATTAGCCGTGCAACTGGGGAGTCAAATAACATTCTAGTTTCACCGATCGAGGATCATGTTTCTATAAATTACGACATCGCCACTGTAGGAAACTTAATCTTTCAAGACATAATATGATACCTACAGACCTATCAGATTACACAGGGGCTTTCATACGTCTTTTACCTCAAGGTGAACTATGGCCACACATTGAAGACTACAACGGTAACAACTTCATCAAACTCATTGCGGGGATGTCGGATGAGTTACAACGTGTAGACGAAGATGTAAAAAAGGAATTGCTCGACGGGGTATTTCCGGACGGATCTACACACATTTCAGAATGGGAAAAAGTTTTAGGTCTACCTTTAGGAACCGCAGATCAAACAGACAACGAACGAATAAATACAATAATTACTTTTTTCAATTTACCTCAAGAGTCGAATGCTGCTTTTTTCTACCTACTTGCCGAACTTATAGGGTTTCAGGTTTTCATAACTGAAGGGTTAGCTTCTGAATTCTTCACAGTAGGCATTGATGATGCAGGAACAAGGTTGACAAATGGAACGGGGGTTTTTACGTTTACGGTTACAATCACAGCAAAACCAGCGGACGAATCAGTAGAAACATTAAAATCCGTAATCAACTTTTTCAAGCCCGCTCACACTAGATCCATATTTATAAACAACACATAATCTCATGAACAGAATTGATAACGCTACAGCAAAAGGCACTAAAGATCCATACGGCGCAGAAGGGGCACCTGGATATTTTCAGGATACTAATCCAGGCGGCGGAACAATTGTTCCGGCATGGTGGTGCAACCAGACGCAGGAGGAAATTGCAAATGTAATTCTTTCTGTAGGAACTCCATTAGATAAAGCAAATGACGGACAACTTTCTACCGCAATCGATCAAAAAATAATTAATGCGTCCCCCGCTATCATTGCAGCGGCGGTTTCTCAGGTGATGCAAAGTTTGTATCCAGTTGGAGAATTCTTATCTACTTTAAGAGCGGGTAACCCTTCGAGTTGGTTAGGTTTCGGAACATGGCAGCGATATGCTGCCGGACGTGTTGCAGCGGGTTATGACGCTAATCAAACAGAATTTGATACAGTTGAGAAAACTGGAGGTGCAAAAACTCACCAATTGACAATAGCCGAGATGGCGTCTCACTCACATACTTGGAATGGTTGTGCAGGTGACGCAAAAACAGCTGAAGACAGTAGTGAGATACCTGTGAGACGTCGTGAGTCTGGAACTACTAGCACTACAGGTAATGACCAACCACACAACAATTTACAGCCATATTTTGTAACATACATTTGGAAACGCACCGCTTAATTATGATATATCTAGAACCCATTGTATGGCGTCCCGGTCAATCAGATGTTGACCGAGCGTTCGTAGATTACATTATTGATCTCAACACAAACGAGATTACTTTTGCACGTGCCGCCTTGAAACCTTATGTCCCGACATTTGGAGCAGGCACAATCACGATGACAGCCCCTTACGGCGCTTTCCCGTCGGAATCCGACGGGGTAACCATACTTTCACGGGACGGACTTTTTGACGAATTTGGTGAGCCTATAGAGTTCACAATTGCAAATTGGATCGCAACCGGTTGGGCTTTTATGGTTCCAGGTAATATATTATACATTGTTTCGGATCTTTTCGCGCACGATTACAAATTAGTATGCTCATCATTTGGACGCTATGCGAAGGCCGAAATGAGCCGCAAGAACCTCTCGCAGTTCCTTTTCTCGGGTGCAATTTCAAACAGCACTGAGGAGACCGGAGGGGCGGCAATGTATACAGATGAGTCCTTTCGTGAGAAAATTGCGGGCTCCTGGCCCGTCGGAGGTGATCAAATCCGAATTGAGTATACTGACGGGAATTATGTAAAATATGGATCCAATTTTGCAGCCTTTGACGATAATCTTTTTGAGGCTCAATTATCAGGCACACAATTTAGTGCACGATTAAATCTAAATGAAACTATTAATAATGACGGAAACGGTGTTTTGCGTGATACTATTTTGTTTTCATTAGGTAACTTTAATTTCCTAAACTGGGGATCCATAGAGTTAGCAAATATTGTATTCTCAAATTATGATTACATTTTCGCAAGCTGGGATGCATACTTTCCGAACACTCCAACAATTTACGATCGAAGTGAGTTTAAAAATCATTTACAATTACATACGGATTCTCTAGAGGATACATTCGTAAAAATTATAGATACAGAATGGCGCAACTCTCAAGTTGGTTATAATACTAGAACAAATATAGTAACAGGACTTACGGAATATATACCGGCCAGGATAGTTAATGAAAATGTAGACGCGACGGGAGTCGCGCTTTCGGATATTGCAATATCGAGACGGAAATTTGTTAGATATTTATTGACAGATTCTGTTAAATTTGAAACTTTCAATGTTACAGAAGGGGAGTTTTTCACAACTGACGGAGAATTCCGTGTATTAGAAGAGGTTTAAAAAATATGAGTTATAATTCACCAAATTCTGGCGCTGATATAGACGCCGCAGTAACAAAAATCGCAGGAGTTCAAACAGGCGCAGAGGTCAATAGAACCCCCGCAGTTCTCAAACAGGATTACGAATCAAACGCAGATACAAATGCGTTTACAGATGCGGAAAAATCCGCAATCGCTGCTACCGTCGCAGGTCAACAACTCGCAGGCCTAGAGACTAACTATGCGGATTTAGTTGCAAACAGGCCTGTAGCCGACAATACAAATGTAAATATACTCGTTTCTGAATCTCAGGGTTCTATTATGGGTGGTGATTTACAACCTCCTGGAATTTACAGATCAAACGGAGTCTCGTGGGTATTTTTAGGATACAAAAATGGTGAACGTATGCACGGTTTTATCGACGTAGGAAACACATTAGCAGCGCAAGCGTTTACGGCAGGTGTGCCAATCTATTTAGAGAATAATGGGGCATCACCTAATTCTAGATCAGACAAATTACCAGACGGCGTCACGCCGGCTATTTGGAATACGGTTACAAATGCATTTGATTTTTCAGAGTTGGCCGACGGAGATTTAGCACGATTACGGCTGTCGGGATCAGTTACCACAACCGCAGTGAATCAAGAAGTTGATATAATAGTAGAGTTCGCAATAGGAGGCAACACATTTGAATTGCTGTGGGGCGCTGAGATTATTAAATCCGCAGGCACATATCCACTCGCAAATCCATACAAAGGTTTTTACATAGGAGGCGACAATGTAAGGTTGTTTCCTACAAAAATAAAGTTACTTTCTGACGGAGCAGGATCGTTAGTTTTTGACGGTTTCTTTTTAGATTTAACACGTTTAGAGCCTTAAAATGAGATATTGGTTAGACACAACAGAATCAGAGCTCACAACTCTCGGTTTATCAAATAAATTATACAGAGGTGCGGACATTCCGGATCCTCAAAGTTCACGTTTATTAGTCCTAGCCCGCTATAAAACAGAGACGGATTATTGTTTGAGCGATGACGGAGCCGAGGCTGATTTAGCAATTTTAGAAGGTCTTGGATTAACAAGTATCACAGAGCAGGAGGCGAAAGATTTGGCTTCATTTTGGTATTCTCCTACGATCCTACCGTTCATTTTCGGCCGTGGTTATGAATTACCGCCTCAGTTGACAGCAAACTCATTTGCTCGCACTTTGATGTTACTACAACGGCAACAGTATAGTGTCGGATCAGCAGAGGTAGACGCCACAGACGGTAACACGATTAAAAATGTTGATGACGTAAACGATTTTAGTGTTTCGGGTATTCTAGTTGATGAAATACCAGGTGACACACTCGCTTTTGATTACGACGAATACGGAATCACTTTGAATGATCCGGAGGACGGCCCAACATTGTTGGCCATAGCAAATATCATTACCGATTTAGATGATGATAACCTAAGCGACCTCATTGATTCCGAAGCTTCCATTTTAGTAATAGGTGACGAATTAATGGCCGTAGGGTTGGCTATAGAGTCAAACGGGGACTACTCCATAAAATATCTTTTACGGGGTCTATACGGCACAACTCCGAGCACACATGCAGCCGCAACTCCGTTCTTTTGGGTAGCAGCTAAAGCGTTCTTCCTAAATGAATCATTTGTAGTCCCGTATAACGTTTTAACCAATGTAGATTTAAATGCATACCCTATAATTTTCGGACAACGCGGACCAGGCGCAACTTTTCCGATCCAACATGAAGGAGCGAACAATGGTTTACTTTTAAACGAAGGATTGCGCCCGTTGGCTCCTACACTTTGGAGTGTTGAAAACATAGGACTCACATATGAGATCGCTTTGAATCCTGTTTTAGCAGACGGCGGGGCCGGCATAACTGAAATTCCAACTGCGACACTCAATCAATCTTTTGTATACATTGAATACACAGGAGGCGTGCCAGGGGCCGAAATAGATTTAGACGGTTCGTTCATACCTGCTACGAATTCGGATGCTGATACGGGCGTATTTGATTCCATTATTGACATCACACCGGGAACCGATCAAATATATATCTACGCAGTGAAAAACAATTTGAAATCACTGGAAGTTTTAAAATTAAATATCACATAATATGGCCCAAACTCCAAATACAAAACTCAATAAACACCCTACAGGATCCGCGCAATCTAACAATGCGGTGATAGATAACAACTGGGATATTTTAGACGCCGCTTTAGGTAACACAATCGGGCAAGGCATCCTTGCGGATCTACCAGCAACGGGACAATTCAACGGGGCAACATATTGGGTAACCGACGGAGGAAACGATTTTGCAAAAGTATGGGATGCAGTCGGGGTTACTTGGATCACAAAAACATATCCAACAATGCCAACACTTCCTTACATTACAGGTCGTGGAATTTTAGCAGACAGGCCGGCAGACGGCGAAACCGTAGGAGGACTATATTTTGTAACCGATCAAACAGGAATCGCATTTTATGTATGGGACGGCGCAGCATGGCAAACAGAGTTGGCACCCGCACTTAGTGGACTAGATGCAAACTTACCAGCGACGGCAGAGAATGGCGCTGTATACATCCCGACCGATAACGTAGAGGTGATTTTATATATCCGTTCAGGCGGTGTTTGGGTTTCCAAATTTGTAACAATGTCCGGACTCGAAGAAGATTTACCTGTATCGGCTGAGGATGGCGCTGTATACATTCCGACAGATAATGCAGAGGTGGTATTATACATACGTTCCGGAGGGCTATGGTTAGCCAAATCGGGCGGCGGCGGGGGCGGGGGCGTTACACCTGTTACCGGTATAGTCCCGGGCATAGGTGATGAAGTCACCCCAACTATTACAGATGAGAGGGCGAGTGATATTTTATCTAATTATATTAACGATAATTTGAGATCTATAGATTTAGATTTTACCGTAGAATCTGCGGTCAACTCTTCAGGATTTACCACTCCGACTTTACAGGCAAAAACTGGGTGGATATATTACCTTTTATCGTCAGGAAATAATCACGATTTGTGGAAGATTAACCCTGACACAATGGAAGAATTATTAGTTGTAAATGATCCATTCGGCGCATCAGTCACCGGAACACTATTTGCCGGAACTACTACAGGAAAATACGTTGTCTTCGCACTTCATGGTGCGCAAGGGAAGCACATTTTAAGGGTGAATGCTCAGGACGATTCTTTTATATTGAAGTCCTCTATACTTACGGAGGTTCCTAAACGTATGGGTCCATTAGATGAGTTAGGTTCAATGATACTGACGTATGCAGGCGACGAGTTAGCTATTTACGATCAAAATTTTAATGCCGAGACAAAAATTGCAATACCTACACCAGTTTCATCGTGGTGTTATTTACCTAATGGTAAAATTATGTTAGCTCCGACAACATCAGGAAATCCATTCTATCTTTACTCTCCGATGGCACAAACTTTTGAAGTTGTCGCATCTCCAGGTACAGGAACGTTCTTTAATAATGGTGTTTTGATTCCTGGTAACAAAATTGTTTGGATTCCTGCGTTAGCGGACGTTATAAGAATTTACGATTTTTCTACGAATACATGGGAGGAGTCGGTGGATTCTAAATTATCGATCACCGGGGCCGACTCAAGTCCATGTTTACTACCTTCTGGCGAAATTATAATCCCACAAGGTTTTGCAGACTTTCAAATATTTGATACAATCACTTACGGGATTACAGACATACCCGCTACGGCATTTTTCGGATTACCAGCAAATGGTCCATATGCCAAACAATACCAAATGACCGCGAATGGTAAATTGGTTATGTCTAATGGTATATCAAATAAGGCATTCCCTATTCAAGTTGTTGACATTGGTTGTGCTCCTATTGGTAGAGGTATTGCAACGGATACAATACTTTTAGGAACTACGTAAATTTTTACATTTCAGCCTTGCAAATTGATATTCAAAATACAACCTTTACAACAGGACGTAAAAAGTCTAGAAGAATCTTTCCACAGTTGGACACAAAAAACACAATAAAATAAAAATATGAATACACATAAAAAACATAATCACAGACTATATTTACTATAATGAAGAACTGCGTAACACTACCACCACAAGCCAACGGCAATCCGAATAACCCGTGTATTCCAGAATATGAGAGCTTTGCTTTGATCCTCGGTTGCGTGGCCTTAATCTTCATAGCACTCAATAAACGCCTACGGTAATGGATACGCAAAATATAGCAGAACTCGTTTCACTTGGTTTGACCTTTCCTACCGTCGTGCTGGCGTTTGCGGTCATTTACATGTGGCTACCTTCGGCGCGTGACGCATGGCGGAAAACAGATAAAACAGGGCAAGACTGGTTCGTCATGGGCGTTGCCGTCGGCTTTGTTGGCGCAGCACTCGATAACATTTATTGGTTCATGCCGTGGACAGCGGCGTATTTAGGAGATCCAGCATTTCAGACACTCACGAATGCGGGAGTCTTTTTTAACATATTTTTCCGTCAAGGACTAGGCATAGCTGCTGCATACTGCCACATGCGAGCAGCAGAAGAAGCGAGCACTCAGTCGCTAAAAATAGTGAACGCTTTGTTGATCTCGTCGAACCTGCTCGGATTCGGCTACGTAATGTTACTCATACTCAAATCTTCATAATGAACAATGGATGTCGGAAATCTAGTAACAATCGTTTTAGCGGCAGGTGGTGCGCTCGCTGGGGCAATTGGTGTAATGTATAAAACAATCATGAATATGAACAAAGACCAAGCGGACATCCGAGAAGAGCTAGGGCAATTGAAGGGCAAACAAGACGGCATTGAGAATCTCTCAGCAGAGGTTCTACAAACAGTTCACGACGCACTAAAGAACAAAAACAAATGAAAACAATAATCGCACTATTATTAGGAGGAGTATTTACAGTTTTCCTGACTGGTTGTAATCCTAATCCTATCCACACAAATGTAGAAATCTCAAATCCAACCGGCACCGATTTAGGTATACCAGATATTTCTTACAAGAGTGAGAAAGATATTTTGTTTACCAAAATTTCTACGGATCCAAAAACGGGGATTACAAATACGATTTCTTTTCAGGCGGTAGCGAGTGCCCCGGCATTAGCTCAAAAAGAGCGTGAACTTGTAGACGCTTTGGCCGATAAGGCACAAGCGGAGGCACTGGGGTCTGCCGTCAGTGCTTTGGCCGGTAGTGCTGCTACTATTGTAACGGGACGACAAACAAATACCATAGAACCAGAACAGCCCGCAATAATCAATGAGGAGTTGAGCCAGGAGGATCCATTTGCCCAGTGATTACGGTTCACCTAGTGCATGGTTTCAACGTTAAAAACCTTGGAGCCACTACAACCGACAAACTCCGGACCCATTTTGAGTCACGGGGTTTTCTCGTGCGTGAAACTAATTTTGGATACCGTGGGCTTTTCGGGGTTCGCTTTGGAAACGATAAGAGAGCCGAGCAGTTGGCCGCAGAGATCAAACCAGGTGACATACTCGTAGGACACTCCGACGGCTGTAACCTCATTTGTATGGCTTTATGGATCCTAAATGGTTTAGGTATTACCGACCAGGTGAGCACGGTTTTTTTCAATCCTGCTCTAGATCGTGATACACCGATGCCGGCTATTGTAAAAAGCGCCCTCGTTTTTCATACTAAGTCTGATAAAGTCGTATGGTTTAGTAAACTATTGTTGTGGCACCGTTGGGGTCAAATGGGACGTCTGGGAGCCGTTGGCGGGGTTTTCATCAATTGTCCATATGAACGCTTAGGCCTTGCAGGTTTAGGACATTCAGGGGTGTTTCTAAATGATTATCGATTATTTTCCTGCATGGGAGTTTTCGACATTTGGTATTTTGATCCTGGTAGAGCAAAAAAGTTTATCGAGACATAAAAAAAGCCACCTTTTCAGGTGGCTTTTTAAGTGACGTCAACGGATCCGATTAAAAACTCTTCTCAATATATACGACCTGAAAAAACTAATTACCGAAAAATATAATCCGATCGCTAAATTGTCAGGTAGTGAGGTTTCAATTTCGAAAAGCGGGAAGATCACAATTTGTGAACAAATGGCGACAATATAACCGATCGCCAAATTTCCGAAACTTTCAAGAGTGCTATGTTTTTTGCTTTGCATGATATTTTACTATTTGCGGAAATATGCCGCATGAATTTCTTTGAATGCTTTTTTGAGTTCTACTGATTTCAAATGAGCTTCCAGACGTTTTTTGATTTCTTTTTTTGTTTTCATATTTTGTATTTTTGAGGATTAAGCTTCACGTCGGGCGATCATGGAAGCCACGTCTTTAATGGTAGCTGATCCGTATTTGGCCATGAAGTCCCGGCGGTTGTAATCTTTTCTTAGATCTTTTTCGATCTCTAGAGTGCGAATTGTGAGGGCTTTAATGAGTGCTTTGTAGTTGTTCATGATTAGAAGTTGGACTATGAAACCTACCCTGTCAACACCCTTTTTAATTATTTTATAAATTAATTTAATTAACCGTTGGTTACTTATATTAGGACACAAAAAAGGCGCCCTTTTCAGAGCGCCTTTTCCTTTTGGAATGCATCCATATTCTGACCCGTTCCGTTCCTATCTAGAACACATTACTGTTATGAGGTCGTCGCCTTCTTTATGGTGAGGGGAAAACCACCGTTGACCGCCTGGATTACGGGGCGTACTATAACGGCTAATGAAATTTTGGGGGCAGGGGTCGGACTCGAACCGACGGCCTCCGGATTATGAGTCCGGTGATCTACCACTGATCTACCCTGACTTGAAAGAACTGCACTACTTAGATCACACAATTTGACCCGTGTCAACTGTTTTTAAATTAATTTAATCTCCACGGCTCATGATCTCCAAAGCCATGTTTCCCCGGTTGACGGCTGAGGGGTAATAATATTTTTCACCGCACCAGGCCCTAAACTCTTCGAGGTCTTCCGGCGTTTCAATACCTTGCGCCATTAATTCCGCTTCTGGGTCTCCGCAAGCCCTACTGAGCAGGTATGCAACTTCCTGAAGATCCTTTTCGGTGATTACCCCAAATGGTTTTTGAAGCTCCTCAGGACTAATCTCGTTACGTGTTTCCTCGGCTGTATCGAGTATTGATTTAGCACCTACCATGCTACCAGTTCCGAGTATGCCTATAATTCCGGTTACGATACTTACTTCGATTAATGTCATTCCTTTATTTCTTTTTTTACTTTTTTGGTTACGTGGTCCTTTTTTATTACCGGTTTTGAAAAAAGAGCGTAATCTTTTTAGTTCAAGTTCTGGATTTTCTTTTCCGTTATCTGTATTTTCTGTTGGGCTCATAATTTTAAATCTCCTTTTATTTCTAGTTTTGTTATTTTATTTTGTATACATCCGCAAAGTCCGACGAGGTCACCACATGGGCAAATTTCTCCGGTAATCATTTGGGACACTCCAATCTAAAGAAAGGTGCCATTGAATATTGACCGAGTGCATAAATCCCCTTTTCTCCGTCAGATCGTGTGTGAATTTTGCAACGTTTTGAACCTGTAACAGAATCCCAGATGGTTACTGTTTTTGCAGTCATTTTGATTACATTTACTGAAAATATGCAATTTGAATCACATATTGATTTTGATTTGAGTGTTTTTAGTATTTTCATATTATTTGATTCCGATTAGATTTTCTGTTAATAGGTGAGGAAAATTATTGTTGTAAATACCTAGATATTTTAAACTGACGCCGCTTCCCGATTTGCTTACTTCTACGAGGTGGCTGCAGTAATTTACTGTTTGGCCGTCTTCGATTTGATCAATGGTTGTCGTTGTCATGATTCAAATAAAGCAGATGAGTTACCCTATGTCAACCCCCTTTTTAATTATTTATTAAACTTTTTTAATTGCCTCTTTTAAGATCAAAGAAGCGATCTCATCGACTCCTACAGCGTCAGCTTCTTTTGAGAAATCCCATTTGCCATTTTCAGGTAATAGATAAGCTACAGCTTTTCCTTTACCAACTACAATATCAATATTGGAATTCCCGGCTCTACCACTACCGGAAGAATCGACAATGTAACCGCCTCCGGATTTTTGACGGTGGTCAGCAATTCTTATTTTAACAGCTTCCGGAAAAATATCATTTTCCCAATCCTCTTCCATTTCCGCAGTAGGATATAAAGAATCATAACCGGAATCGTTACAGAATGTGAGTTGATCCCAAAGACGTGAATTTAGTTGATCTTGAGTTTGTGTAATTTTAGACATAATTTTGATTTAATGCCTCAGGGTCATTCCTTTAGCGTGCCTATACTCAATCACCGATGATTACCTATGTCAACCCCCTTTTTAATTATTTAGTAAACTTTTTTAATTTAATCTAAATAAGTTCACTTTTTCGAAATCATTTTTAGTTAACCCCGTCCGCAACGCCAGTAAATAAGC